CCCACAGACGAGCCAAGCACCAGCAGCCGTCGCTCCGAGCAGCTACGTGGTGGCAGCACCACAAGCAGCACCGGCCAGCTACCAGGCAGCTCCGCAGGCTTATCAAGTGGGTACGAGTTACCCCCAAGCGGTACCTCAGGCAGCCCCCAGCTACCAATCAGTCCCTACTCAGTACGCCCCCCAATCCCAACCGGCGGCGGACTCGGCGGGGAATCCCTGGGAGTCGGCGTTCAACAAGGTGGTGAACCTGCTGAGCGCACCAGTCCAATCCCCGTTCCAGGGTCAACAGTCGCAGGCACCGACAGCGTATACCCCGGCCAATTACGGACAACCCAACAGCCAGTTTACGCCACAATCGGATCCGCTGACTTGGTCTCCCAACCAGGTATCCTCGCCCAATTATTCCCAAACCTCTTCGACTCCCTCCTTGGAGCAGATCGCGGATCTGGTGGGAATGAGCCAGGAAAGCCGCCAAGTGATGGACGCGTTCGGGATCGAAGCTCCGGCAGTTCTGAACAACTACGCCTTAAATCTGGAAGGGATGCTGGACAGCGCCGTTCAGTGGGGAAACCGCGCAAGTAACACAATCACTGGTTACGCCAACTTCGCTGTTAACGAGCACCAGGAGAACCTGGCTTACAACGAGATTCTGACCAACCCCGACGTTCTTAGCGACTACACGCTGAAGTTCTTTGGTCCCGAAGGTCCTTATCCTGTGTACGAGAATGAAGCTCAACTAGAGACTCGCGGTTATCCGACCCAAGCTGTGGCTCAGCCTCAGATGGGCCAATTCCCTGCACCTCCCGCAGCTTCTGCTCCCCAAGCCCCCGAGAATTTCTGGGGTGGCTTTAACGACCAAATGAATCGCGATCCTCAGAACGCATGGCGTCTTCTGAACCAAGCCCAACCCCAAACTGTCGCAAACAAACTGTTTGTGATGGAGTGATTGTTAGTCGGTAGTTCTAGTAAATTACCGACTGCTAAAATTTATGTTAGATAAGACATGATAATGTCTGAATCTTTCACCCGTTAAAACATTTCCTGCGACACTGGAGGATAGAACAAAGTGTTTATTGATAACGATTTTCCAAAAATCCTGGGTGCGGAACTTTATCGTCCCCACCCCGCTTACATCGCTGAGATGGCCGTTGAGCCCGTAGTCGTCCACGACTTCACTCGTCAGCCTGGTCAAACCGTTCAGCTGGATCGCTATAAGTTCTGGGGAACTCCTGGTACTAAGGACAGCCGCGAACGTATTGCCGACCAGACCATTGGTAGCGCTAACAGCCGTAACATCACCAAGGAGAAAGTCCTGGTGGTGCTTAAGGAATACACCGGTCCTGCGGACCCGGGTGATCCTACCCAGCCCAGCACCTTCAAGATTGCCCGGGAAACCCTGGTGACCGCTCAGCGCTTGCTGCTCGACACCGGCAACTTGAACATGTTCCACCAGAGCATCGGTTCTTTGACCCTGCTTGATGACTATCGTCGTTGGCGCGACCGCGTCTTCATTGACGAACTGTCGAAAGCAGAAGCAAACGGCCAAGCTTCTACAACCCAAGGCGGTTACTTCTTCCCTGGTGGTAAGACTAAAGCTGCTAACGGTTCTATTTCGTATACCAGCACTGAGTACACCGCTGACCTTCAGCAGTTCTCTGTTCGTACCGACCTTCTGACTGTTGTTAAGGACCTGCGTAAGCGCAACGTTCCTACCTACGCTGATGGTCTGTATCGCTGTATTTGCGATCCCACATTCATGATGCACCTGCGTCGTGATCCTGACTTCCGTGAGATTGCTCGTTACGCTGGTAACCCTGGCCAAGGCATGTACATGGGTAACCCCATGATGCCTAACAACGCCAGCTTCTTCCAAGGCCCTCAGGCTGGTCAAGCCTACTTCCTGGCTGGCGAACCTGTAATGCCTACTGGCGTTCAGTTTGAAGGTGTGAAGTTCTTCGAATCGACCAACTTCCCCAACCGCACCATCAACGCTAGCTTTAACGCCAGCACTTTTGCTCAGCAGGAAATTGCCCAAGGTTACTTCTTTGGTCCTCAGGCAATCGGCGTTGGCATTGGCGGTCCTAACGCCCAGGTGCTGATCAACAACAACGATGACTTCAGCCGCTTTATCATCTTGATTTGGCAACTGTATGCAGGTTTTGAAATTCTTAACAAAGATTTCGTTACCACCGCATTCAGCTTTGTTTCTGATGACGGCAACATCTGATAATCAACAATAACTTTAGGTAAAATAAATGACTTATTTGTCTGCTAAAAAGATTTACCCCGGTAACTGGGTAAATGCTTTAAACGGTTGGTACAAGAATATTGACGCCAACCCTGTTGATGGTACCAATGATGCTACCGTAGGCGGCCCCACTTCTGTGTTGGCCGTCCCCGGCTATCGTTATTTCCAGCAACGTGGTTACGTTCCTGTTACCACTACGTCTGGCTCCGGCCTTTCTAGCGCTTCGGTTATCGTTCCTTCTCCTTATCGTCAGGACGATACCCGCACTGATATCACCGGCATGGTGATCTCTGGTAACAGCACCAACACTGCTTATGTGTATCGTGCTGCTATCTCCGTGGCTTCTGGCTGGGGTGACGGTCGTGTTGCTTCTGGCGTCTATGCCGCCACAGGTAACGTGATTTCGTTCGGTCGCGACAACGCTGGTAGCCCCACCGCCGCTTCTGGCGTTGGCGAAGGCGTGATCCAGGCCAACCTTACCTCGACCGTCTCTGGTACCCAGGCTGGTGAAATTTACTTCGCCGGTGGTACCGCTGGCTATGGCACGAATCCTTTCCTGACCGTTACTGGCGCAACTGGCGTTACCCCTGGTACCGTTAACTACGCTGTTACCGCGTCTACCACCCTCAAGGTGTACGCTAAGGAGACTGCAAACTCTACCGCTACTTCTGGTAGTTTCTACATCTCCAGTGGTGATTCTGCCGCTGGTCGTGTCGGCTACCTGGTTGTGGAAGTCTGCTACATCCAGCCTGACGTTGCCCCTGGCTACGAAGATATCGAAGCATATCTGACTAACCGCACTGTCAGCTGATTAAGCTAAACTGGGACCAGTGAATCACTCTCTGGTCCCAAATGCTTTATCAACACAGAAAAACGGGCGCTCGCGTCAAGGTTATTAGTGAGTTTGACAATGGCGATTGGTCAATGGTTGAAGACCAAGACGGTCGCCTTTTTACCGCTTACAAAACCGAACTAAGTCCCGATGAAGAAGCTACCAAAAAGGTAAAGACTCTTCAAGTAAAGGATAAGGCAGCTCAAGAGGAGCCTCGCAATTTCCCGCCTGATCACCGGCTGAATGTTAATTCAGCTACTGCCCAGATGATCGCAGATCATGTCAAGGGTATTGGCCTTAAGACAGCTCGTGAGATCAAAGATCTACAGATGTCCTTGTCGGGTGAAAGGTTTAATAATCTCGAACAGCTGAAGCAAATCAAGCGTGTTGATTGGGACTCCCTTTTAGCCGCCGACCTTATTCGGGTGTAACACTCATCTCCTTCAAACGCCCCTGGGAAACCGGGGGTTTTTTATTTTAGAATTAAAAATAAAAGGATAATGGCAAGTTATTTAAATCTTGGAACCCAGGGAGCGACGGGTACAGCAACCGGTCCGCACTTCCATTTTGGTTTAAAGAAAGATGGAAAGCAAATTCCTTTAAATATTGCACGCAAAGATATTGGACAGTATCTAGAAGTACTGACACCTGGAAGCAAAAACTGGTCTCCGTTGTATGGGTCGGAGCAGCAAGGGTTTAAATTGAATCCTGCTGGTACGGTAACAAGTGAGATGGGTGCACGTACCGCATCAACAGCTGGAGCATCTACAGATCATCAAGGGATGGACATTGCATTTGCCCCTGGCACCCAGTTACGTTACCGTGGCACTGGCTCTGTTGCAACCAATATGAATGCAGGGGGTGCAGGTAATGTTTCGTCTTTACGTACTGGACCTTATCAACTAGATACTTTTCATCTTGACAAAGTTCCAGAGGCAATGACTACACGCGGCACAGATTTACCCGCAGCAACACAAACGGTATCTGGTGGTCAAGACACACGTACCGAAGACCTTCTGAAAGCTTTTCTCTACGGCAGGCAAGCCCAAGAGAAACCGGAAAAAACCCTGGAGCAACAGTTAAAGGAACAGGTGGTAGGTGGTTTGATTTCACAAGCTTTAAATCCGTCTAGCTTCTTGTCTTCCTATGCAACAAACGATCCTTTCCTTAGTGGTCGTTCAGCTGCAAGTGGAGATTACTTTCAGGGAATCTTTGGTTGATTACTTGCTTTTATAATTGAAAGATAAGGAGACATAGAAGTGCAGCTGTCGGATTTCGACAAGAGCAGAGTTAGGTACCATTTGGGGTACTTCACTGTGTCTGTCCCAGCGGGCGATTACGCCCGTCTGGAAGAAGCAATGAATACCATTCCGGATTCATATTTCTATGACAAAATTGCTATCCAGATTGGACGCTGTGATACCGCAGAGAAAAAGACTGAGGTAGCGACTTCGCCTTCTACTCGTATTGAGAACATTGCTGGTGACGTTGATCGTACTATTCGATCAAGTAATGCCAGGGAGGCGCTCAAGGTTTGGGACGAGATTTATCTCTACGAAACCAACCGTCTTGCCGGTATCCTTTACGTACCTAACTACAAGGATCCGTTCCAAGCTCGTTACCGTTATGAGCGCTCAGGCGCTGAATTTATCCAGGCACTCCCTGGCCCCGCTGACGTTTCAGTTGGCACACGTATCTATCTACATGAGGTTTGGCGGTAATGGCTAATGTAACTGTCGGTCGAAATTCTCCCAGTTCATACGATGTTCGTATGGATAGGTTAAGAACACAGTCCGGTGCGCCTTCTCCTGTGTCTGCAGGAAGAGCAGTACCTGGTCAATCTGGAAGCCGTCTTGGAGCGGCTGGTAATCTTCTGGGTACCATTGGTACGGCAAGTTTTTTGGCGCCTGTGATTCAAGCAGGT